GTGACATCAACGAGTTTTGTGGCTCCCTGCCAGCCGAGGACAAGACCATTGACGTGCATATCCACTGCAACGGCGGTGACGTGTTGGAGGGTTGGGCCATATATGACCGACTGCGCGCCACAGGGAAGGAAATAACCACCATCGTTGACGGCACGGCTGCATCGATGGCCACCGTCATCATGATGGCGGCACCCAAAGAAAGGCGTAAGGCATACGCCAACGCCCAAATCCTTGTGCATAACCCGTGGCTCGACCCCGCCTGGGTAGGTTCCAACGGCATGGCCACGGCAGACGATTTGGAAAAGGCCGCTGCCCAACTCAAGGAGCAGCAAGACCGCATCCTCGATTTGTATGTCGAGCGTTGCGGCTGTGACCGAGAGGAGATGGCGGCATTGATGGCCGAGGACAAGTTCATCAGCGTTGAACGTGCGATGGAACTTGGCATGGTCGGGGAAATTATCGCACCAATATCAGCTAAAAGTGTAAACAATATGAGTATCAAAGACAGATTTTTGAATTTCATTAACGAGGTTTTCGGCAGTGAAGAGCCGATGCCCGTTAAGGCAATGGAACTGGCCACCGCCAGTGGTGACACCCTGCGCATCGAGCGTGAGGAAGGCGCACCCGCTGTCGGTGACGCGGCAGAGCCTGACGGAGAATGGCTCATGCCCGACAACACCACCATCGTGGTCGAAAACGGTGTCATCACCGAAATCCGTCAACCCGAGCAGGCCGAGGTTGTCGATGAAGGCGATGAACAGGAAGGAGATGCACCCGCAGAGGGAGAAGGCGGTGAGCAGAGCGAGCTGGAGAAGGAAAACGAGGCGTTGAAAGAACGCATCGCCGAGTTGGAACAGCAACTCGCGGAACTCACCGAGCGTCTTGCCGAGGCCAATGCCAACGCCAAGACCACCGACGACCTGCGCATCTTGAACATGGTGACGATGGGCGGCGGCTACGAAAAGGTCGCAGCAGCCATCAAGAGCAATTACACGCCCGAGAAGCGTGAACCCGTGACCTCAAAGGCCGAGGCAGCCGACCAGCGCAACTACCTCACAGAGCGCATTGAGGCCGCAAAGAACAAGAACAAAAACAACAAGTAAAACAAAAAAACATAGGAGTAAAAATGGCAACTTTTCTTGAGAATTTACTGATTCAGCCGGAGAACATCACCGACCTCTCCAAGCTGATCAACATCGACACCCTGCGTGACGAGCGCATCCAGGACTACGTGCGTGTCATCCGTGCCAAGAACGGTGACCCCGTCGGCCTCATCGGTAAGGGCAACCCCGTCGGCACCACTGGCTGCGGCTGCGACCCCACCTACGGCAGCTTTGCACCCTACAACGCCCTCAAGCGCTGGGAACTGGGTTGCTGGGTAGTGCCTTTGAAGATTTGCTACACCGACATGGAAGGCACCATCGCCGAGTATGCACTGAAGACTGGCACCGCTATCGGTGACTTGAACGGCACGCAGGTAATGAGCGAGGTTATCTACCCCATCATCAACGACCTGCTGGTTGACCTCATTTGGCGTATCGCTTGGTTTGGTGACACCAATGCCCAGAACATCAGCGACGGCGGCAGCATCACCAACGGCGTTGACACCGACCTCATCACCGTGGCCGACGGCCTGTGGAAACGAATCTTTGCACAGGTGGCTATCAACAACGCACAGCGCACCGCAATCGCCACCAACACCAAGGCCGCCATGACTGCCGATCGTGCAGCCACCGACCTCATCGACCAGATGCTCGTTGACGCTGGCCCCGAAATCATGGCCAAGTCGGGCAAGGTCATCTACATGACCCAGGCAATGGCCACCGCTTTCGACAAGGATTTGCGCAAGTCCAACTGCTGCAACCTGCCGTGGAACCAGGTGACCGACGGCATCACCACCACCACCTACAACGGCATCACCTATGTTGCCGTGGCCAAGTGGGATGAGCTGATCGCCGCATTCGAGAACGGCGCTAACCCCTACCGTGCGCTGCTCACCACCCGTGACAACCTGCTGGTCGGCACCCCCGCTGGCGAGTTCGTCAACGACTTCGACTTCTACTTTGACAAGATTACCCGTAACTTCTACATCTACGGCACGGGTAAGATTGGCACGATGCTGCTGGAGGACAAGGCATTCCAGGCCGCTTATTAATCACCCCAACTAACCAAGAAAGGAGATTGATATATGGCTAATCTTTGTGAATCCATCATCGCAAAAGACATCGCCTTTTCGTGCGATGAGCTTGCAACCAAAGGTCTTGAGAGCGACGGCATCATTATGAACCGTGGCGACATCGACTTCGCTGCTACCGTGTTCGACACCAACAACCCCAACATCATCAAGACCCTCGTCTTGAAGACCGGCAAACGTGCCTATGAGGTTGTGCAGGCTGGGAACACCCCGTTCACCGGCACCCAGTCGGCACTGGAGGTCGGCACTTACCGCAACACGTTCACGCACACCGTGTCGTTTGTGGTTCTTGCCAACGATCCCGACACGTCGCACCAGTTCATCGACGGCTTGGCCAACGGCACTTTCGTTGCCATCTTGCGCAACAAGCACAAGGGTGGCAACACTGGTGACGGTGAGTACCAGATTTACGGTTACTCACAGGGCCTTGTCGCCAGTGAAATCACCAACGACAAGTACAGCAAGGACACCGATGGCGGTTGGTTGGTCAACCTTCAGGAGACTGGCTCCCGTTTCAGTTCCATGTTCCTGTTCAACACCGACGCTACCACCACCGAGGCCGCCTATGAGTCGCTGAAGGAGACCGCCCAGTAAGTCATAACCGCTATGACATACCAAGAGGCTCTCGATAGAGTTGAAGAGTTAAGGGGGCATGGAAACGCCCCCTTTTCCATTGAGCAAAAGCGGCTGATCGCGCAGATGTACCCCGAAATCATGGGGAAACCATTCCGCAGAACCGCTTGCCAAAGATGTTACCACGATGCCGTCATTGAAATGGCGGTGAAGCTAAGAAAGGAGCAGAAAATGCGAGAAAAATGCGACTACCATATGCGTGCGGGTTTCATCATCCGTTGCGGTGACTTCGATGGTGGCGAAATCTACACCAATGCCAACCTCACCAACGACGTGGCCCGTCGTTACCTTGAGCGTTTCCCGCAAAAGCGTGTGATGTTTGACCACATCCCAGAAGAACCCGCAGAAACGCCCGTACAGGCCACGAAAGAGCAGAGCGAACAAGTTGTTCAACCCGTCGGGGAAAAGGCCGTAAAAGCCCCCGCAAAACGCAAGAAACGCAAATGAACGTCCAGCAAGTGAAACAGGCCGCGCCGCGTTTCGATACGGCGTATTACCAACGGCTGAATCTTCAGGCGTGGGGCAATGACAACCTCTACCCGCAGCACCTGACGAGGATTGCGGCAGCGAGTGGCACGGCAGAGCTGTGCCTGTCCCGTTATTGCAAATTCGTCGAGGGAAACGGTTTCCGTGACGGCTTGGCCGGGTATGCGTTGAACGAGTCGGGCGAAACCGCTGACGACATCCTCCACCTCGTTGCACAGGACATCACCCGTTACGGCGGTTTTGCCCTGCACGTCAACTACAATCTGCTGGCCGAGGTCGTGGAGATTAACCATGTGCCGTTTGAGCGTTGCCGACTTGAAGAATGCGACGACGTGGGCCATGTGCAGCACATCATCTCCCATCCCGACTGGATCGGGAAGAAAACCCGCAACGGCCAACGCATCACCGTGGACGAGAACCACGTCGAGCATTTCAACGTGTTCAACCCCAACCCAGAGGCCGTGCGTGAGCAGATCATGTTGGCTGGCGGCATTAACCGCTACAACGGCCAAATCCTGTGGTGTTCAATGGCTGGCAGAAACATCTACCCTACCCCGATTTACGATGCCGTGATTTCCGACATGAGTACCGAGGAGGGTTTGGGCAACATCAAGAACCGAAACGCCCGCAACAACTTCTTGACGTCTGCCATGCTCATCACAAAGCGTGGCGTGCCGAAGTTCGACCAAGACGGCAACGACATCAGCGCACCGACCATCACGCCCGAAGACCTCGCAGCGTTCCAGGGTGACGAGCGCGTCGGCAAGCTGCTGCTTGTTGAGCTGGAGAACGACGAGGATAAACCCGAAGTCGTGCCGTTCACGGCGAACAACTACGACAAGGACTTCACCGCCACCGACACATCCGTCATCGAGCGGATTTATGCGCAGTTCCATCAGGAGCTGTTCTATGCCATCCGCATCGGCAAGTTAGGTTTCAGCGGCGACGTTATGGCCGACGCATACACATACTATGCTGGCGAGGTGACCAACGAGCAACGATTCATCCAGCGCGGATTTTCCAAGCTGCTTGCCGTATGGCATGACTCGATTCTGCGCAATGCAGACACAAGTATTTTACCCATCCAATACGCAGGAATGTCCCATGTATAGAGTGCAACGACAACTATTGATTTGGCCCGAACAATTCCGTGAATTGGCCCGCCCTGTCAGTGTCCATGTGGATGATGACGAGGTGGCGCAATTCATCCGCGAGTGCGAGGATGTTTACATCATCCCCGCCATCGGCTGGCCTACCGTCAAGCTGGCCACGATGACCAACCCGTGCGCTGCTGACTGGTCAACACTCTACGACGATACGTTTGACCCTGCTGTCCTGTTGGATGGTGGCGAGTACAACACAGGTGACGGCTGCGGGTGTGGCACCGACGGCGAAACCCGCTACTGCAACGGCTTGCGTAAGGCACTGGCCTATTTCGTCTATGCCAAGATGCTGAGAAACGACGGCAACATCATTGCCCGTGCAGGTGCGATGCAGCACAACGACCAGTATGCCTACCACGTCAACGATGGCGAGCTCAAACGCTACAACGACACGATGGACGTGGCCGAGCGTTACCTGGGCGAGTGCCTGGAATATGCCAACCAACACAACAACACCAAACACACGGCACGTCAAACGAGGTGCCGCATCATCGCAGTGGGGGATTGACTATGGCAAAGACTATCATCTTGCACATTCAGGGGAACGAGATAACAATCGGTTTCCCGATCGAAGAAGTCACCAGCGTATTGACCGACGGCTCACGCTCCACGGCAGCCGAAGAAAACGGCATTGCTGACGTGTGGGTGGTTCTGCGGCGTGGCTTGCTGGTGCGCCAATACCGTGCCACCGTCATCGACAACCTTGTCTACATCACCGACAAGGGTCACCTGCTGTGTGGCGAGTATGACATCGAGGTGTACTATGACAGCATCGACGAACACCACATGAAATTCGTTG